TTCTATAATATATATATAAATATCTACGGAGTCGCTCCGTTTAAGACTCCGCTCCTCCTATATATATAATTTTAAATTTTTTTTATCAAAATGCCCCCCTTATGCCGTTTATAGGGTACGTTAAATCGGCGTTATAGGACAGGACGTTATATGGGACGCAAAGCAGGAAAACAGACCTATACCAAGGAAGATGCCCAGGCTAAAGTACTGGCTCTTCTAGAACAAGGCGCTACCGTCACCGCTGCTATGGCAGCCGTTGACAGGCAAGATACCGCCTTTCGTCAGTGGTCTATGGTAGATGCGGACTTTAAAGACAAAGCGGACAAAGCACGCCTTGCAGGCAAAGGTATCAAGGCTGACTTAGCCGAGATAAAGGACATGCCTTTCCATGAGTTCTCAGAGACTTTCCTAGGCTCTAAACTATTTAATCACCAGTTAAACTGGATTGACCTTATTGAGGGTAATGTACCTCGTTGGCTACCTTCGGGTATAACCTACGAGGCAGGAGACCCTAACCGTGTCTTGATTAACGTGCCACCTGAGCACGCCAAGTCAACCACAATCACGACTAACTATGTGACACACCAGATTGTGACCAAACCCAACACTAGAGTAATCATTGTCTCTAAGACTCAAGGTATGGCTCGCAAGTTCCTAGGCGCTATTAAGACGCGTCTTTCCCACCCTGGCTACATGAAACTACAAACGGCCTTTGGCCCTAACGGTGGATATAAGGCAGATGCTACACGGTGGTCTGCTGATATGATTTACCTGGGAACAGGAAGAGACTCTGGCGAGAAAGACCCAACCGTTCAAGCATTAGGCTTTGGGTCACAGATTTACGGAGCACGTGCCGACCTGATTATCCTCGATGACGTAGTGATGGGTTCTAACGCCCATGAGTGGGAAAAGCAGATTGAATGGCTGCAAAAAGAAGTTATCACTCGTCTAGGTAGACATGGTAAACTTATTATTGTAGGTACCCGAGTATCCTCTGTAGACCTCTACAAGATGATTCGCGATGGTTCACAGTGGACAGGTGGCAAAAGCCCCTTTACATACTGTGCTATGCCAGCCGTACTACAGTTTGACGATAAACCTGCTAACTGGAAAACACTTTGGCCTGAAACTGACCAACAAGAAAACGATTTGGATGAACAACTTGACAACGGACTTTATCCGAAATGGGATGGACCCTCGCTCTTTAAGCGTCGCTCTGAGGTCGCTCCGTCTGTATGGGCTATGGTCTACCAGCAAGAAGATGTCCAAGAAGACTCAATCTTCTCGCCTACCTGTATCGCAGGTTCCGTCAACGGAATGCGTAAACGAGGACCTCTAAAGCCTAACACCCCTGGACACCCCCAGCATATTGAGGGTTATACCATTATTGGTCTTGACCCTGCTATGGCAGGTGCTACAGCAGCGGTTGCTGTTACATATAACCGAGCAGATGGACGTATCTACGTCCTGGACTGTATCAACATGACTGACCCAAGTCCTGCAAAGATTCAATCTTTGATTGAGGAATGGGTTGAGAAGTACCGTCCACAGGAACTGCGCATTGAAATTAACGCACACCAGAAGGCGTATGCCTTAGATGATGATTTACGAAGTTACCTAGCATCTTATGGATGTCAACTGAATTCACACTTTACTGGCAAGAATAAATGGGACACGTCTTTTGGTGTAGCGTCTATGTCTATGTTGTTTGGTAATACCCGCGATGGTAGATTCCAGGACAACAACATCATAGAACTACCAAGCAATGAGGGTTCTGAGGGTCTTAAGACTCTAGTACAGGAACTAATTACTTGGAAGCCAGACACCAAAAACCCCACAGACTGCGTAATGGCTCTTTGGTTCGCTATTATCCGTATACGCGAGATGATGCAACAAAGTAGTAATGCATCTAAGTGGATGCAGAACAGATGGACAACTCAATCACAAGCATCAAAAAGACAAGCAGTCAATTTAGACGAGGCCTTTGCAGAGCAATGGTCACACACATACGGATAGGGAAATTAAAATGGCAACAAATGGATACCAAAGAAGTCATACTTCTGTGCGTGTATTAAAGAAGATAGATGATATAAGAGGTAGATATTTTGAACTTAAATTTAAATTAGAAAGAAAAGACCTTCCACCAGCCGCAAGAGCATTAGCAAACAGACAAATGGCTGATACTAAGCGTACATTAGCACGTGCTGCCGCTATTGGAAACCGCGAAAGCAAGAAGTACAATGCAGCACAGGGTCGATACGAAGGTGGAGGCTTTACGCCAAATTCACCATCGCCAGATGATTTGTCAAAGAATCGAAACTCACGACCAAAATCTCCATCACCGTCAAACCTTCCTCGTTCAGCAGGTGGTGTGAAAACAACAACTAAGACTGTAAATAAACTATATCGCCCAATGGGTAAGTAATTTTTAATTAACTAGAAAAGGAAATTAAAATGGCAAAAACAAGAAATTCTGCTGGTATCAATACTGGCGGTAAAGGCTCAAGTAACGTAAATCCACTTTACAAGGCAGCAACTTCTTTTACTAATTATGTAGGAAACGTAGCACGTGAAGTGCGCGATGTTCCTACGGCTATTGGTACTGTCTATAAGAACAGACAAAGCGGTATTAACGCAAAACGCGCTGAATTTAATTTTGGTAAGATGCAAGATGAAGGCGATACAAAGAACCTTAGAAATCAAATTGGGGAAGTATTCACAGCCTTAAAAACTGGAAAAAAGGGAACAACTTCACAGAAGTCAACAGTTATTGAGAAGTACACCCCAAAGAAATATATGGCTACTTATACTGACATGCCAAAGAAGCGTAAGTAATTATGGCTACGGCAAAAAAGACTGCAGCAAAAAAAACAGTTGCTAGAAAAGTTAAGGTAGAAGGACCAAGTAGTTATAGAAAAAATAGCAAGGTGTATCAACTTCCAATGACACCTAAGCAGAATGTAGCATTTAACAAACTACCATCAGATACTCTTTTTACTTTACCTAAAGGCGCAGTAAAGTTATCTGCTACAGAAAGAAAGCAAATGCAAGCACGTAGAACTGCAGACCGCAAGCGTACATTAGCACGCGGCGAAGCAATCATTCGTCGCACTGTTGGCAAACCTTAATCAATCGTTAGGAAAATAATATGCCAGTACCAATAGCAGCAGCATTAATTGCTGGAACTATAAGCGTAGTAGGTGGACGCTTAGTTAAAAAGCAACTTGATGTTCACAATAAACAAGAAAAACTAAAAAAGGCACGTACTACTGCTGGCATAAAAGGCAGTGGCGGAGCAAAAGTAAACAACGTTTACAAATAATTTTTAAAACTACGTTAGGAAAATAATGGCATTATCGATGGAACAAGTAGCAGCACGCGTTGAAGCGTTGCGCTACCGTAATCACGAACGTGATGCTCGTAACCTAAGCGTTCTTGCTGTTCGTAAAGGACAGATTGCATCTGTATACCCTGAATTTTTTCCAGAAGGTGTAGATGCTAACGTAGTTGCAAACTTTATTGACGTAGTAGCCCGTGACCTTTCTGAGGTCATGGCTCCACTGCCAGCAATCAACTGTTCTGCTGCTAACTCTGTTAGCGATAAAGCACGCAACTTTGCTGACAAGCGTACACGCATTGCTGCTAACTACTTCTCTCACTCTGACCTATCTGTACAGATGTACTCAGGTGCTGACTGGTATCTAACATATGGTTTCGTTCCGTTCATGATTGAATTGGACGAAGAAAGCAAGTTGCCGCGTATTCGCGTAGAAAATCCAATTGGGGCTTACCCAGAATTTGACCGCTACGGACGCTGTGTGGCATTTGCAAAGCGTTACATGATGACTCTTGGAGAACTTGTCTCACAGTTCCCAGAGTTTGAAACTCAAATCCTAGGACGTGAAGGCTATCAACAAGACCTACACTCACAGGTTGAAATGGTTCGTTACTTTGATAAGGACCAATCATTAATTTATTTGCCTAAGAAGGGCAATCTAGTTTTATCTCGCGCATTGAATCCAATGGGCAAGATGATGGTTGTCGTGGCGCGTAAGCCATCTATTGATGGTGAAATGCGTGGACAATTCGACGACGTACTCGGTATTCAACTTCTCCGCAACCGTTTCGCCTTACTGGCAATGGAAGCAGCAGAGAAAAGTGTTCAAGCACCAATTGTACTACCTCAAGACGTTCAAGAACTCCAGTTGGGTGGAGATGCGGTTATCCGTACCTCTAACCCTGCTGGCGTTCGACGTGTCGAATTAAACATTCCACAAGGCGCGTTTACGGAAGCACAACTGCTTAACCAAGAACTTCGTGCAGGTACTCGTTATCCAGAGGGACGTTCTGGTAATATCGACGCAAGCATTGTTACTGGTCAAGGTGTACAGGCTCTCATGGGTGCATTTGATACACAGGTTAAGTCAGCACAGGCAATCTTTGCATCTACTCTACGCGATGTTGTTTCTCTTTGCTTTGAAGTAGATGAAAGAATCTTCGGAGAAGAAAAGACAATCCGTGGTGTAGACTCTGGCTCACCTTATGAAATTACATACAAGCCATCTAAGGACATTAAGGGTGATTACTCTGCAGATGTTCGTTATGGTATGCTTGCTGGTCTTAACCCAGCACAGGGACTTATCTTTATGCTACAGGCTCTTGGTGGAGGATTAATCTCCAAGGATATGGCTATGCGTGAATTACCATTCACAGTCAACGTTACACAAGAACTTGAAAAGATTGAAATCGAAAACATGCGTTCATCACTTCTTAGTGGTATTACTGCAATGGCTCAGGCTATTCCAGCAATGGCTACATCAGGCGGAGACCCAGCATCTATCGTAACTAAGATTGCGGGAGTAATTACTGCACGTCAAAAGGGTCAATCCCTTGAAGAGGCTATCGCAGACGTATTTGCTCCAGAGCAACCAGTTCCTCCTGCTGGGGCGGCAACTTCTCCTGTTGAGCAGCCGTCCCCTGCTCCAGGCGCGGCTCCAGTAGGAGGCTCTCCAACAGATATGGGTATGGCACCTG